GGTTTGGAGAAATTCCATATAACGAAGCAAATCGTCTATATGGACGCTTTTCGAATTATTTTCCACAGCTTCTTCGATTGTTTCCAGGCGAGGATCCGATTCCGTACCAAGCGATTCATACAGAGTACGTTTGAATTCGATATATGTTTTCAGTACCATAGATGCCATCCACGTCGCATTCTTATGGTGATGTAAATTACTCACGGCCTGTTTGATATCCGGATCAGTCAGGTTTAGTTCACTTGCGACAGAAGAAGGGCGTCTCTTTCTGGAACCCTCCAAATGTAATTTCGCTGATTCGGAACTACTGGATTCTGATTCTTCTGGAAGTGAACCCATGTAGAACGCACACATTCTTACCTATATCGGAGAAAGATTTCCAAGTCTAAAGTCAATCACATCTATCTATGTATGGAAACACTAAATATTTCCAGCGCATCATTAACGATCTTCCCTGAAATGCATCGCCGCGCCTATAAAAAAGTGGACGCGTCCTGGAATCATATACGCACTCTCTGGGATGAAGATCTCCCGCAGGAGATCGAAGAACTAAATCTGGAAGGCAATCATATTACGTCCGATGGACTCTTGTCCGCCTGGCCGAACACCTTACAGCGCCTGAACCTCTCGAATAACCGCATAACAGACCTGAGTTTCGTTATACAATGGTCGGCCTCACTCCGCGTTCTGAATTTGTCCTATAATAATATCGGGTACAATCTGAATTGCGGGAATTTCCCCCCCAGTCTGGAGGAGCTCGATATATCCTTCACCGAGATCGTGCGTGTTGTAGACTTTCCTCCGAATCTGAAAACCTTCCTATCCGTTTCTACACCACTGCAATATCTTCCCTCCAAGTGCCCGGACAGTCTTGTAAAATTCTCTATAATGCATGCTCGTAGTCTCCGTGGAATTCCGACTAATTGGGGGACTTCCTTAGAGATCCTGGAATTACACAACGTACGCCTCCGTGAATTCCCACGCAATTTACCTCCGACTCTGAAGACGCTGAATCTCTCTCGGAATCTTCTGAGGGAATTATGTGGTCGGGAAAAATTCCCTCCGGATCTGAAATTACTACATCTCGGAGACAACCGAATTATGAATTTACCCTACTGGATCAACTTATATCCTAACCTGTACTACACGATCCAAAACAATTCCCTCACGGAAATTCCGCACTCCGACAGATGTCTCATCGCATCTCCACAGTTGATCGGATTCAAATACATAGGGGCATCAATACGCATACAACGTAAATGGCGAAAGTATAAAATGTCATCGCCATTTCGTGTTTGGTATCGCACCTCCAGAGTGAAAGAGGAATTATTCGCCCTCGCAATGTGCCCCGACAGGGCCGGGAAGTTCGAGGACGTATCTCCCGAATGGGATCTTAAATATGAACTTCATCCGCTGCATGAGCCGCAGCCGTTGAATTCGTACGTTCCCGCCAACGCCGCCGCGCAATAGCAACCACCCTGCCTACGCTGTGTGACTATATCAAGCGTCACAGAGGACGACTGCTCCCGGCGAACAATGCTGCTGCTCGCATTGGCAGCGTCCGTGTTCGTCTTCCAGGCGTTCAACGCCATCGCCTTTCTACGACGGGTCAGTTCAGACGCATCACGATTTCCAAGAGGCATTTCTACTTTGGCTACGATATTTTATTCGGAGCAGGGCGTGACGGTCCCTTCAAAGCGGGTAACAGCACAGTCCAAATTACGCGTCGAGGGCTTCGGCAGACTTCCATTCAAGATTGCTGTAGGTGTAGGGGGGCAGCCGGGAGCAATAAAACGCGGGCCAAGTGAAATATACCCACAACCATTCGCTGTCGTGGGTCTACGACTATCCAACAGTACTTTTATACGAGCCGATTCGGACGTCGGAAGTGTCCCACGAATCGCGACAGCGTTAGGAAATGGTCCCTCGGGTTGGCCCCAAGTAATCACATCCGTCTTTAGTGCGGTGTCATAACTTTCTGGGTAGACCGGATGCCGGTCCGGCGTAGGATCACAGCAGCCGGTTTGCGTCGTCTCGACAGGCGGTAGATTATTCAGAGGCGTATCACATCCGCAGACTTTCGCGCCGCGAATAGCAGCGGCAATTTGTAATTGCCGCTGACGTTCGAGAATCTTCGTAATACGAGCCGACTCACTCATCCTACAGCTATCAAATACTTTCGCCAGCCTCCTCCCGCTCCTTCGCTATACGCGCCACCTTCTCGCGCAACAGAGTCGAAAATCCCTTCTGGTATCCGTGGCAACTGAGAGGGAACGACGGAATATTCGGATTATTCGCGAGGCGGTTCCTCTCCGTGAGTAAAATAAGGGTACGGATCTGCTGCTCGATTTTCGGAATATAGGTACGCGCCGCTGTTGTAAAAATGGATAAGGAATAATATACGGTAATCAACGTATCCGGACTACAGATGGATATACTACGCCCACCTTCCACTGGAAAACTCAAATAGGAATGGCACGCAGTTTCCCCTAAAATGAGTATGACAGGCACGTTATTCAAAAAGACCTCAATATATGCCGGAACGATCTCTCCTTTCGCCGCGTGCAATACCGCCTTCGCCCTATGCTTAATACTCAACAACTCCTTTATCTCTTTCGCGTCGGCGTGCATGTCCGGGCTGATAAATCCGATTGGACCAGTATAGCGTTTGATGTCGAATTGTGGTGTAACGGTGGAGTTCACGGCTTTCCGATAGAAAATATCTAGGCCACCTGTGAAAATATTCCGCTGCCGATTAATACAAAAGTCGAAGACAGCGGCCTTTATATCTGGCTGAAGAGGGGCGAATTTCACCTCTCGCGTTGACCTCCGAGTCTGCGAAGATTTGGCTGTCGGAGGGAATATCTTATTGATGAGTTGAAGCCGCTCGTACACCTTTTCCCACCGCGTCACCATCCCTTTCGGACGACTGATCTCCAAGTACATCATCATTCGCAGCATTTCCGGATCGGTGTGATGAATCCCCTCGCGAACAATGGACCGCTTCAGAAAAATATCAAATATCGGCTTCGATATGAATGTTATATCCGCAATCGGAGTGAAGTTCACCAGAATTTTCTTCGTCCCCTCGTGAATGCCGGTCTTATGATAGATCTCTTGAAAACCCGCCTTGCGTAACATGGCGACGATGTCCTCGATATCATCGTCCATCTCGGGAGTGAAAAAGTCGTAGTCGGGCAAATCGAGTTCCGGGTTATAGAATTGTTTGTTTTTCGGTAAAATGGCATTCATGGCTGTTCCACCGTAGCATACCCGCCGTTTCCGTCTTAGGAAAACTTCCACGACTTTTAAGGCCCGTGTAAGTTCGGTGTTATGGGCCGTCTCGTACTTGTTGCGTTCCGTGGCCTTGTCAACGGCGGACGTGAGCCGCCGTTTCACTCGGAGAACAATCGGACTTTCTTCTATGTATTTCAAATCCTCCTCCATCGTGGAACCCTATTAATAGATCAGATTGTCGGTGGCGGCATGTAGCCCATTACGGCCGCCTTATCCGACTGCAACATAGTCGGCTTCAAATTATAGAACGGCTGCCCGTTCCACGACGCGATCTTCGGCTTCACTACCGTCTGCGTCTCTCCGAAAAGGTTCATCGGTACTACGTTGACTCCACATGTCGTAAATAAGGACTGTATTTCATCCTCCGACGGGGACTCCATAGGCTTCGGCATTACGATCACGAACCGCCCGACATTCTCTTGGGCGAAGGCCGTCCTTTGCGACGGTATCATATTCGCTATACGACCATACGAGACGATAATCGCGTTGGCCTTATTCGAACCGCTCGGCATCATCGTAATACCGAGTAGATCCTCGCTACTACCCAAATATACGCGCATAGAGGTCATGTAGTCGAGATTCTTCTCATTCGGGAGGTTCAGAGGGCGTAGTAGACTTGTATTGGCATTCGTGAGGATGAGTACCTTCTTTTCGAAGCGACTGAGTGGCGTATACATCAGCAGATTTTCCGCCTGTTGCTTCGTATAATCTGTACCATCTGCTTTCGTCAGAATCTGATCCTGTATAGGTTTGAGGGCAGTCGCCACATTTTCCATAAATGTCTGGTACTTTGTCGGGTCCATGATAGGGTCCGGAGTACGAACAAAGTGGAGATACAGGATGATCGGTTGCGTGTGCGCGTTGAAATCAGCATTGAAGGCGTACGTGGATAATTTCGTAGCGATGTCCGATATGGAGGCCCCGTTCGTACTAACGAGTTCGCCCCCATTATCTCTGTAGACGAGTGTCGGGAAATTCGGGGGATCGAATCCTGCACGCATACTCGTTTCCACGTAATCAATCTGGAGCGTAAACATACGTACACCGGATCCTATGGCGCTCATGATGGATACGTCTGTCTTGAACGTCCCCCTGTCTTCGGCTGGACCTGTATAGCCGGCCTGTTTCACGCAGACCGGCTGTATATTGACAAGACTCGTTCGCTCCGGATCTCCCGGAGGCACCGTTTTTGTGCTACTGTGTACGACAGCGAAGCCTTCAGAGGCCATGTTGGTAAAACCGTTGATTTGTCGGTGTATATAAAATATACCAATAAATATTATAAATATGACTAGAATTATTCTCCAGTGAGGTATGCTGACTTGGAATAGTTTCCATAATACTCCCTTTAAAATTCCCCAAATAATTCCAAATATTGCCAGAATAATCATAGGGACAATCAATGTACCTGCCGTAGCAGGAAGACCTGCTTTACGACGCCAACCTTGTATCCTATCAACCCAGCTATCGGATATAAGGAATAAAAAGGTGGCCTTTATAGCGTTGCGTTCCGCCGTCTCCGCTACAGCAGTTCCCGCAGCTGCTACAGCTCCTGTTATAGATCCTGCTAAACCGGCAGCTCCTAATAAAGCGGCCATTTGTACCTCTAGTCTGAGGACATATACTTATTTATGAAGTCGGAGCGACTCATTACAGCGATTGTCCCATGGGCGGCGGCCTTTTTCGCCTTCTCCGACTGCCCCGCATCTCCATCAGGAATCACCAGAATATTCAAGGAGCGTGTAACATTCGCAGCGACTTCGAAGCCCCGCGCCTTCAAACGGGTTTCAAGTTCCTTGTCGCGGAATCCACTGAAACATACGGTTTTGGAGGGCTGGGTTATTACGATAGCTGCCGCTTTCAGAGGATAGGGAATCCAAAACAACTCCTCCTTTCGCCATGCCTCATATTTGGGATACTCGGCCTGCAGTTCCGTCAATGACTCCCGCGTCCACCCAGCAGGAACGTCTAGATCGGGACTAGACCACTCTAACGGGTCGGGATACTGTGCGAATATGGTCCGCAGTTTCGTCTCGCCAACACCTCGCGGCAAAAGACTACTGCCGACCATGAGAGCCAGCTCCGTCAGTTTATCGGTGGCAAGCTGTGTCCGGACAGACTTGTAGGTAGTCTCTCCCACTTTCGGGCCCAGTAGAGCCGCCAGAGTGGCTACAGGGGCATTCCAAAGACTCCGGGGACCTGTTATACCGGCCTTCGCGAGTATCTTGCAGTTGGCGGGGCCGAGACCCGGAATGGAATGCGTCTTCGCAAAATGGAGAAGCTGCGAAACGACCTGCTCGGTCGTTACCTTCTTCGAACAGATGTGCGTTGACTGGGGGCCATCGATCCACGACCAGCTCCCCAAGTCTCCCGGAAGGGAGGGGGTGGCCGGAAAAACCACCTCATCGAGTGTGGGAATCACATCTCCGCTCCTGCGAATTTTCACACGGGCTCCCGGGCCGAGCCCCCGGTCCACGACGGTCCGAGCATTATGTGCCGTACAATATTCAATCGTCGCCGATCCAATGCGAACTGGATCAAATCGTAGGCGCGGAATGAGGTAGCCCTGTGCCGACGGGGCCCATATGACCTCGCGCACGGTTGTTAGGGCGAACTGATCGTCGACGGGCATCTTGAACGCCACACAATCCTTCGGATTCCGGACAGGCTCTTCATTTGCTGTTGCTGTTGCTGTTGCTTTCGCTGTCGCTGTTGCTCCATTCGCCCCTACGACGATCCCATCGGTCTCGTACTCGGACTTGGTCCGCCGCTCCTGAAACGCCTCCCGACAATGCTCCTCCGTAACAGCCACGACGGCCTTCCACCAGGGCGTAATAAATCCCTTTATGTGAAGCCATTCCATCTGCGCCTGGCGTGTAAGCCCCGGCGGTGAAATTACCTCGTAGGCGACAAATCGCACTCGGGCCAGCTGTTCCTTAGAGGGTTTCGTCTGGTGTAGGAGCCCGTTCACAATGGCCCTGACCCCTTTGCTCTCGCAGCGCGGCAGAATAAGTTCCCCCCTTATCGCCCACGACTCCGTAGAGGAGACGAGTCCTTGTATGTGCGGCGCGAGATGGGAGACGGATTGGCCGATGCTCCCGTTCCCGCGAAGGTAGAGCCCCCGCTTCACCGGACACCAGAGGGCACTCAGCCCGTCCAGCTTCTCCGATAGTACTACGTGAGGATGCTTCGCAATGAATCGGGCCAGAACCCCTTGGCCGGGCTTGATCTTATCGAGGGACGGCATCGGATAGGGGAGTTTCACGGCGTCCTGCGTGAGTGGCGGGGCACCGACCAGTGTTAAGAAGGGGTTCGTCGGATCTAGGCCGCGTAATTCGTCCACAAGGGCGTCGAACGATTCGTCGTCCAAGAGAAGAGGCCCCCCATTGTAATAGGCATCGGAGGCCCGCGTAAGTAGTGCGACAATTTCGATAGGTGTCGTCATAGTATGTATTAGCGAGCGACGTTTATGTGAGCTGCGTCTAACACCCAGAAAACAAAATTGAACCGGGGGTGGCCCCCAGATATATTCAAGAAAGACAAGGATGGCAGGTGCATACCCTATTGAGTTCCGCTTTATCAAGCCCGAGCCCACGACCCCGGAGCAGGATGAGATTATTCGGATCACTCCCTATATGGTCGGCGACGAGCGGAAGTTTATGTGGCGCTACTTGGCGGAGAATAAGCGGACCTCCACGCAGGTCTGTATCATTGAGGACGAGTTCTTCCTGTATGAGAAGCTGCGTAACATGGTGGTCTTGATGTCTTGGGACTCTGACCCGTATCTGCAGGTCCAGCTGCTCCTTCCCACATCCCCCTCCGTGCTCTTCCTCTACTCCGAGTTCCCTGATGTGATTGAGAAGGTGATTGATGCGGTTCGGGTGGCCGTGCGCCACTGGCCGACGCGGATGGATACGGGGGATGCGGCCACTATGGCTATTACCGGCCAGGAGACTCTGAAGGATTCGCCCGGGTCTTTCACTCGGTCCGGCTGCTGCTACACGCCCAAGAAGGAGGCGGATGAGTATGCGGGTATGCCTCCTCTCGTGCCTATTAAGAAGTCGCAGTCGAAGTGCCACTCCTACGATTTCAAGGGTAGTGATGGGCGGGGGTTTGAGATCAAGACCAAGAGTCGCTGCGATGGGTCCGTGTACGACGTGAAGCCCAATGCGGCAAGCGCGTATTCGTACTTTGGGAAGTCCCGCCCGAATCCGGAGGATGAGGACGACTCTCCGTGGGATGCGTAACGTCTAGTACTAAAGTTAAGTACTCCCCATAGATAAGGCCACTTCGTGGCCTTATGATATTGGAGTGACTTCATCTTTTCGTTCTAGCCATCAGAGCCAAGTACTTAAAATAAGTACTTGGCGGTAAATAAATGCGGCCACTAAAATAGATGAGCCAGTCTCAAGCTGACGCTATACGAATACTATTACGGGGGTTTCGGGAAGGAAATGTTGCAGACGAGTTCTTGCGCTACGTAAAATCCTTAGAAGAGAGTTTCGCAGAATCAATGGATATTGAAGCATTCATCATGGGGGTACGCTGCTTTTTTTCGTGGCACGGGATCGAGGGGTTCGAAAAGAAGACGAAGGAACATGAGCGGATACAGGCCGCTTGGTATACACAGAATGAGGGAGTGTATACGAAGTGGCTGGAGAGCGGTCAGGATGACACGAAACAGCTGATGTGGGCCAAGTGGACGTTTCAGGCGAAGACGTCGATTTTCGAAGAGTGGCTGCATATTCGGCACACGGTGCAGAAAAAGGGGTTATCCACAGATCAAAAATGACGCACATACTGTGGAAAGAGGGCACATGTTATGACTATACCAAAAATGATGATGAGACATACGGCTAGTTTTAGATGTTTCCGGTTGCCGGAAACGAATTCAATACCCTCCTCGATCAATACCCATACAGACACCCACCAAAGTATAACGACCACACTTGAGCCGAGTATAGTTATGTCAAGATCCTTACTCATCTATTTTATATGTATATTTAGTAGATGAGTACTCGAAGGGGTAATAGGAGTAGACTTCTCCCTAGTACAAGTGAACTCGAATTAAAACGCCTTGGTCGTCTTATGCGGGCTGCGAACGCCGCAACAAGACGAAATCGCAAGAACGAAAGGGAAGAGAGGCGTAATTTACAGGCACGATTTGCTGCGATGAGTGGTCTAGAAGGTCCCGAAAACAAAGTTCGCCCGCTCACCTCGGCTGAAAGGGCTGAAAGTGAGGCTCGTAAATACTTTGCCGGGCTTCAGTTGGAACTGCAGCAGGCATCAGCTGCCGCACCAGCTGCCGCACCAGCTGCCGCACCAGCTGCAGAAAGGGAGTTAAGCCAAAAGCGAGAACAGTCTCCCCCCAGCTATTCCAAATTACGGACAGCTCAAAGGCTGGCAGCACGCTCTATGCAAGTAAGCAGAGGCAGATATTCAGCAGCGGAACGAAGGGGTATTGGAGCTCTAAAAGTGCTTGTTAACCCTGTAGATAAATTCCTTCCCGAATATCCCAAGATTAAGCAATTAAAAGATCGGATGAAGAAACTTGACACGTTTACAGAATGGAGTATTAGCGATATGGCCGATTTAGTAGCGGGAGATGCAGCCGCGGAAACGGATTACGCCGTCTATGAAAAACACATAGCTAAATTCAAACTATTAGAAGAATACAAACACCTTATGAACCCCTCTCGTGCAGAAGAGGATACCGATATGGGTGTAACAACCAGTCCCGAACTTAATATAGAAAGAGCCAATACGGAGTATTACGCGCGCGTAAAAACAGTACATGATAGAATAAATGCTATAAAAACATCGGGGATTACTTTTATAAAGTCTGCCAATTCTAATTTAGCAGGTGCCGCCCCACAATTAATAAGTGAGCTCACATCTACCACTGCACTTCTACATATGATAGCATCTGTTGCAATAAATGACGACTTTATATTTATTGAAAATATAATGCTTAAAGCCGCGAATAAATGTTCCGAACTTATACAGGCAATCATAGCAAAAAATAGTGCGTTAAAGGGTGAAATAGAGACTATTATTGGTAAATTAAAGGCATTTGAAGACAGACAGAATGTCCTAAGTAGACATGGGCTACCTCCAGAGATGGAGGATGAACCTGATGCGAAGAAGTTCCGATTATCTAAAATAATGACTCTTATCAATATGTCTGCGGATTTAACCAAGAACGGCAATAAATACGATGCAGAAAAGGAGGCATTAGATAATTTTCTTGCCGAATATGGGAAACATAGAGGAAAATATGATGCCAATAGGGAAAAAATCCTAGAAAGAGTTGCGGTAATTGGTAAGGGAACCACACTATTAAAAGGATTAAAGGGTATCCTACCTACAATTCAAGAGCAGCTTCCCGCTGAAGCACCAGTCGCTCCTAGAACAAAGACCGTCGCGGCGGCTCTTCTAAAATCATTAGCGACGATTGTAGATGAATGTGTAGGTTTGGCTCCCTCGTCTGTAAATGCGGCGCACCCGAATTTAGAAAATGAAATAGAGGAAATACGCACGAAGTTAGTAAAGCTTACTGCAGTGCGATCTGACTTGGATAATATGCCCCCCGGACTTTTCGAAGTAATAAGACCGGGAATAAGTAGTTTGCTCGGGCGTCAGGAGGCTGAGGTTGGAGCCATGGGTCTAGATGACGTAAAGGGGGCGATAGACCAAAAAGTCACCGATTTAAGAAGTCAGTTTCAAGAAAAGAAAACGACACATAAAGGTTTAAAAGCGCTCAAGATAGATAAGATACGTACTGTATACGCAGATTATACGGATCAGTGTGTGGTTGAGATGATGGCTCTTATATCTGCTTTTCCAGGTAAGCCTCCTGCGAGTACCCCTGCAGAAACGGCCGGTGCGAAACTAATGCAGGAACTATTGTATTAATGGCACATCACGCTAGAAGAGTGCGAATAATCTGGAGCACAAGCTCTTTCTCCTGGTCCAAGGCGATCTGCATCCGGTCCAGATCTCCGCGCACATCCAGTAAAATCCCCTCCATATCTTCCCACAGGGCCCTATAATCCTTCGCGACAATCGCCTTACAACGTCGAATCGACGTGAGCGCTGCATTACGCGCCTCCTCGGTCGGCGCAGCCATGAATTGTTTGATATTGACCTGTAGTTTATCAAAGAAGAAGTCCTCTATCCGCGTAGACATACTGTGTATATCTATGCGAATAGCTTTTAGGCAATTTTAAATATTTAGCGGTAATAAATGGAAATTGCGACGACGTCCGGGCAGGATGTTTTATTACCCGAATCCACACGGAGAAATAGAAAAGAACGCAAAATCACGGTGGAAGTGAATAGCCAGGACCGCAGTCGCACACAGTCGTTTAACAGCAACAATTTCCGCTGGAATTTCCGCCGCCCTCTCAAAGACGTCGTGGCGATAGAACTCGTGTCTGGCTCCATTCCTGCCGATCTTTATAATGTCACGCCGGATTGGAATAATTTCCTGTTTGCGGAAGGGACTGGCGCCAAAGTCAAAGTGACTCTTACACCGGGCCAATATACGGCGACCGAGATTGCGGCCGAGCTTCAGACCCGGTTGAATGCGATTGGGGGGACCAATACATACACCGTGACCTACAGCGCTACGACGAAACGCCTGACAATTACGGGGTCCACGACAACGACATTTACTTTTTTCTTCCAAACGGGTCTTCCGTATGTGGATACAATTAATACAACAACGGGTGTCGTGGAAAATATTCTGTGTCCGGCGAAATTGCTCGGATTCGACTTCTTCGATTATACGAGCGTGGTCGCAGGCGGAACGACGGTGTTTTCACCGCCCAATAGGGTTGACACGGACTACTGTATCAAGCGTGTCTATCTCTATGTCAATACGGACTCGTCCAAGGAACTTACCCGGATTGAAATGGGTGCCGGACGCCACGACTGCTTCCACATTATATACCTCCCGAACATCCGGGACGGATTCCATAATCTCAATAAAGAACTCTACACACCGATATATTATTCGGCTCCGGCTCCGATCTCTCGCATGTCGGCGCTCACCATCAGTATCCGGGACGAATTTTATCGCCTCATTGACCTTGGAGGCCACGAGTTCAATCTCATTTTTGAGTTTACCGTGCTTGATTAGGTTGAATGCAGGGCGGGACCGGACACAAGGGGACCGGAAATAAGGGAACCGGCGAAATCGGCTTCCTTTTTGAAGAAATCGTCGGAACGACTCTGAAAAAACTCGCCGAGCCGATGAAACAACTCGGATGGAAATTCGCACTCCTAACCGAACAAGAAATTCGGGATCGGTTTGGAGAACAGTCCTTAAACGGTGTGGACCATATGTTGGAGGTGGAGACGGCCTCCGGCATCACCATATTCCTCATACAGGAAAAGTGGAAGATTCTCACGAATCAGCGGGAAGTCTCGCAATTCCTGGATTGCTGTGCTCGTATACTCACGCGGATCCCTACAGGACGTCGGGGCATAGTACATCGTCTCTGGGTCACTCGCTCACAGCCCTCCGAGAACGGCGAGAAGTCGCTGCGTGAGGGCGGGGCGCATATTATACAGTGCATGACCTCGCAGCCCCTTCTTGCGCAGATCACGGCCCAGTACATCTGCGAACTCCTCGGAAACAGGGAAATCGCCGTGCCGATGATCGCGTCCATGGGATCACTTCTGAGCCCTGTAAAACCAGATGACCCAGTCGTCCTGGATACGTCGAAGCACGCCGCTCTTCCGGGGTTGACCTACAAAACGCAAGTGACCGTACAGAAGGGCGATTACTTCTTGCGGGATTGATTGACCAAGAGGCTAACGTAGGCGCCACTCATAAATAGCAAGGTATCTACAATGGTATCTACCAAATTCCCCGTACCAGTCATCCTATAGGGGTTTGACATACCAATTAATATCTGCCAACACTCCCATATGGTATGCAATACAAACATATTCAACATATACGTCTGAACGTTCCATCTCATAAAGAAATAAAAAAGGCCGATAAATATACCACTCAAGAAATGTATGACGGACCAAATACTAATGTAAAAGGTGCCTGTATGCGATCCGATCAAATCCGTACGTAGGAACTTTTTAACACTATCTGGCAAAAAGACATCGCCACTACTGTATATAATATCGCGAAGGCTGTACTTCCCCATCTATTCAGCCCCACTATTTCTTGCCCGAGCCCGTCAAATAGGCCTCCATTGCCTTCTCATAGGCCTCCATCTGTGTCATCGGGCCTCCTGCGGCGCCTGGAGCTGCAGTCTTCGCCTTCGCCTTCGGGGCGCCCTTCGATTTCAGCGCCTTCTGGATTTCCGCCGTCTTTTTGGGTGGATCGTACGCAAGAACTTCCTGAAAGAATCTCGGCACGGTCTTCACAACGTTCGACAGTTGCAGAGGATCCTTAATCAGCGCCGGGGCAGCCGGAACCTTCCACTTCGGGACTTCCGTCAGAACCTGTGCTAATATGGTGAGAATCTGGCGCCTAGCAGAAGCACCGAGCCCCTTTGGGGGCATCGCCCAAAGACCCACGAGCGTCCCGAATTCCTCATTCATACGGAGCATCTGCTTCGCCGCGAATTCCTTATACATTTCGCCGAAGAGCTGGAGAATATAATACGACACGTGCTTTCGTTGGCGAGTCCCAACAGTCGGTGGGCCGCGCTCCAAGGTACTTAGCGCCGCCCCGTGATGTGCCTTCTGTACGAGCGCCTCGTGGTCCAAGAGCCATTTCACCCAGAACAACGACCTCTCCGTAGAGCCGTCCATGACGGCCTTACAGAGATTTCCACCAGCAATACGGAGAATATTGTTGTCAGCGCCGGACTGCCATACACGCTTCAAGACAGCCGTCTCTGTCAGCGGATCAATCGCCACGGCACGAATCCACGACTCCGTATGGGTCTCCTGGCCGACTTTCGGCCAAGGAAGAATCGTCTGTGTCGGGGCATCTCTCAGGACAATCACCATTTCCCCCACACGAATCTGGAACGTCTCATTGGAATAGGCCATCTCGTCGGGGAGCGTCTTCAGCAATCCATCAACCTCCTTGATCCGCTGGGATAAATACACGAAGATACGGGGGGACGCGAGACCTACGTGCGTAAGAGCGTACTCCCACAGGAGACGGAAAAGTGCATCCAGACCGCCGCTGCAGACGATGTCGGCCGCAAGATGAATGGCGCGGGCAGTAGACGCTGAGCCGGATTCGCTCAGCGTCTTCTGTAAAGATCGCAAGGCCTCGTTGGGCTGATATCCACACCGGGTACGACACGGCTGATTCGTATCGTCCTCCGTTGTAAAGGAGTTCCATATTTCTACGTTCATTTACATTAAGGCTATAGTTTATTTTCACAAGAGATTACGAACGTCTAGATCGACGCGTCTTCTTCGCCGCCCTCTTGGACCGGCGCGTCCGTCTCCGCCCTCCAATAAAAGCTTTCGCAGCGCAGCCACACGCACCTCCTGTTTGACTCATCTACTTACTGCAAAGTACTTAATTTAAGTACTTTGCTCTGATGGCTAGAACGAAAAGGTTAAGTCACTCCAATATGATAAGGCCACTCTGTGGCCTTATCTATGGGGAGTACTTAACTTTAGTACTAGACTTTACTGGCACGCTTTTTCGATTTCGTGGAAGCTTTCGTAGACGACTGTTTGTGAACACGGAGAGAGGTCCGATTCCACCGTTTCCGTATAGGGAATATATTGACATTCTTGTAACCACCTTCCTGCGCCCCACCAGACGCTACGGGGAGTTTTTCTACCACGAGCGTACCCGATAGGGTTCCAGCAGGACCGTACATCTGTAGTATGAAAGAGTCAGCGTGATTCATGAGGAATGAATCCTTCATGGTAAGACTTGTTCCGACCGATTGTATCCACGGGCCCACAGTTCTCGGTCCAGGTGAAGTAGTTGTCGCAGGTTGTCCGGGAAATACGATGTACCTCATATAAAACGTGCTGCCCGTATTCATTACATTTATAATCAAATTCACCATCGCCTTACTGGCGCCATCTACGGCTCTATATGTAAAGATGCCGTTCGTAGTTGTGCCTACGTAGGATATTTCCGAGGTTGTGCTTGAATTCGCCGAGTCTAGACTCCACCGTACAGAGGGTGTATTCACTGTCGTCGGAATGACGTTAGGAAAGGTCTGCGCGGCGATATTGTATTGCTGTATTTGGATCGACATTCCGACCATGTTTGGAGCTGCGAACAAGTCGTTCATCGTCACCTGTAGGTCGAAATTCGTCGGGGGAGCCGTCTGCCCTGTTGGAATGGACGAGTACTGATCGCTATTCGCAAAACTCATCACGAGGTAATATGGTCCCTTATTTGTGGGCGTGAACGTGTAATTCTGACTAGCGACAGTGGATGTGCTCGGCATTATGATCGAACCGTCCACATAGAAAAATAGGCCTGTACCGTCGAACTTGATCTGGAGAGAGTGGTTTCCGCCGAAGGGGATCGTCTGTTGCGCTGTGTTCGTAAGTTTAGCGGAATTCACGGGCGACGGCGTGGCCGTGGCAATACTAGGAAGGCTCGTCAGAAACGTCGTGGAATCCGTCTTGTAATATACGGCGGCCGCGGATCCGGCTGTGGGTGTATTTACCATGAGGCCGTATTGCATAGACCCCGTTTGTGTGAGACCCCCGTCGAATCTATCACGCGCTTCCAGACTTGTTACTAGACCGACCGCGAAATTGACGGCCGAAGACGTCGTGGACGGAGTAGACCCGTCCGTTGCAGCTGTAGATGCCCCCGTATTCGTATGAAAGAGAAAATTCAGAACGAAGGGGCCCGTGAGCGGATTTGCAGAGACCACAAAGGGTCTATCCGCCATGTCTAGATTTACTGCTGCCGGTTTAATCACGGACACGGTTGTCCCATTCTTCAAGGTGAGAGCTCCGCCGGCGGCGTTTGAAATGAGGGAGAGGGGCGAGCTGGGAGAGGCGCCTGTCGAACCCTGTGTGGGCAGAACACTTATCGTCACTGTATCAAGAACGTCCAGACCACGTATACGTATTGCGGCGTAGACTGGAGTAGATGCTATAAAGGGCAAGGAATTACCAAGTTTTGTCACAATCGGCATTCCGTTCACAAAATACGATACAGTGGAACCTGTATATACAAGTGTGAATGTGACGGTCGTAGCGGATGGGACTGACACAGCGGAATTCCAGGACCCGGAGTTCGTGAGGTTCGTTGTATTTGCATCGGTATAGATGCCGCCCACACCCTGTGACGATACTCTTCCGTAGAAGGAGCTCGCCGTGTTATTATTTAGAGTTGATGCGGAGACCATTGTACTTGTCGTTTTCGCGAGAGGTGCCGCACGAACCATATAGTTCTGGTTCACCGTGTAAATCGAATAGTCTATGACCGCATCGGTGAAATCAGAGGTGGTGCCTGTGGGAGGCTTCGTGGGAACTTCCTGGGTAATATCGGCGCCGGGTGTGCCCCCTACCGTATTACGTATGCGACGTAGACCGACTTCTATACACTTCCTCTGACTAGCCGCATAACCGTTGGGGAAATTCACGACGAAGTTTACCGTACACGCAGAGACGATGGGCGTAGTTACAAATACCCAGTCGCCTCCTGTATCAGGATCTGTGGCCGCCGTATTCAAGGTGGAGGGCAGTTGATATACGACATTAGAAACAATATTCACATTTCCCGACGAGTTATAGGTGCTATTATTAACAGGTTTGATAGAATATATGGAAGGTCCCATGGGTCCTATGGCGCCCTGTTGGCCGATAGAGAATGTACCAATGATATATGAATTTGCAGGAATGCCGTTATTTACATAGAATGCGAATCCTAGGGAAGGTACTGAGGTGAGGGGCGTATTCTTTTTGAAGAATGTCGTTCCGTCGATCATATACGTAAAATTCCCGCTTCCGTCGTATATGACTGTTAGGGTGGATGTGGGTGATACGGTGGGAGGCGGCGTCCATGTACCCGTCCCCGCATTCGTGGAATTATACGTCTGCGAACCCTCTTGGACGGCTGCTGCCCCATTTGTCACGACAATACTGAAAAGCCCCTGGGTATTCGTGAGAGGTGATGGGTTCGTACGCGATGATGGCGGCACAAGTCCAAAATATAGTGTGGTATTCGAAATACTGGTTGCATTTAGGCGTATTGTGGCGATATAACTCAGCGTATTCGCGTATACGTCATTTGTGAATACGCGCGCCCATGATCCAGCGGCAGGAGGGGTGATTAATAGGTAATTGCCATTTGCGCCTATATTGGAAGCGGATAATAGGTCCCATGTAAAAGATCCTTGATAGGGACCCGTGTTGCCGGTGGGCCCGGTATTGCCTGTGGGCCCTGTATTGCCCGTGGGTCCTGTATTCCCTGTGGGCCCTGTATTGCCCGTGGGACCGGTATTGCCCGTCACACCTGTAGGCCCCGTATTGCCCGTCCAGCCTGTGGGACCCGTGTTACCCGTAACACCTGTGGCACCCGTATTGCCGGTGGGCCCTGTATTGCCGGTCCAGCCCGTGGGACCCGTATTGCCCGTGACACCGGTGGGACCCGTATTGCCCGTCCAACCCGTCCAGCCTGTGGGACCCGTGTTACCCGTAACACCTGTGGCACCCGTATTGCCCGTGGGACCGGTATTGCCCGTCCAACCTGTGGGACCCGTATTGCCCGTCACACCTGTAGGACCCGTATTGCCCGTCCAGCCTGTGGGACCCGTATTACCCGTAACACCTGTGGCACCCGTATTGCCCGTGGGACCGGTATTGCCCGTCCAGCCCGTGGGACCCGTATTACCCGTAACACCTGTGGCACCCGTATTGCCCGTCCAGCCCGTGGGGCCCGTGTTGCCCGTGAAACCGGTATTACCCGTGGGCCCAGTATTGCCCGTAGGACCGGTATTCCCTGTGGGACCGGTGTTGCCCGTGAAACCGGTGTTGCCCGTTGGACCAGTATTACCTGTGGGACCCGTATTGCCTGTGAAACCGGTATTCCCTGTAGGACCCGTATTCCCTGTGGGACCGGTATTCCCTGTAGGGCCCGTGTTGCCCGTGAAACCGGTGTTGCCCGTTGGACCAGTATTACCTGTGGGACCCGTATTGCCTGTGAAACCGGTATTCCCTGTAGGACCCGTATTCCCTGTGGGACCGGTATTGCCTGTAGGACCTGTATTACCTGTGGGACCTGTATTCCCTGTATTACCTGTATCGCCTGTATTACCTGTATTGCCTGTGAAACCGGTATTCCCTGTAGGCCCTGTATTACCAGTATTCCCCGTAGGACCGGTATTCCCTGTGGGACCCGTATTGCCCGTGGGACCTGTATTCCCTGTATTACCTGTGGGACCTGTATTCCCTGTATTGCCTGTGAAACCGGTATTGCCTGTATCCCCTGTAGGACCAGTATTCCCCGTAGGACCGGTATTCCCTGTGGGACCCGTATTGCCTGTATCACCCGTGTTACCCGTGAAACCAGTATCACCCGTATTCCCTGTAGGCCCTGTATTACCCGTATTCCCTGTAGGACCCGTATTACCTGTAGGCCCTGTATTACCAGTATCCCCCGTAGGACCCGTATTCCCAGTGGGACCTGTATTACCTGTATCCCCTGTATTACCAGTATCCCCCGTAGGCCCCGTATTCCCTGTGGGACCTGTATTACCCGTAGGTCCGGTATTACCCGTATCACCCGTATTCCCTGTAGGCCCTGTATTACCTGTATTGCCTGTGGGACCGGTATTGCCTGTATCACCCGTATTCCCTGTATTGCCTGTGGGACCGGTATTACCGGTCCAGCCCGTAGGACCGATATCACCTGTAGAGCCAGTATCGCCGATCCGACCCTGCTCGCCCGCAATACCGGAAAGTCCCTGCTCGCCCTGGATGCCTTGTATACCCTGCTCGCCCGCAATACCCGCAATACCCGCAATACCCTGCTCGCCGCGTTCGCCCCGTTCACCCGTATCACCTTTAGGACCCAGCTCGCCCGCAATACCGGAAAGGCCCTGCTCGCCCCGTTCGCCCCGTTCGCCCCGTTCGCCTGTAG